ATATTGGAGGATGTCTGCCCGATGATACGACCGGTGAACGTGAAGTTGAACGGGGTTCGTCCAACCGTCTCCGACTTCACATCAAAGTAGGCTGTGTTATTGTATGAGATAGTCAGGTACTTCAGCTGAACCCTACCATCGAGGATGGCTACCTCGCCCTGACCACGCTGCTGCTTTGGATAGATCGTCGAGAACTCGAAGGAGAAGGTGTAGGGGATGCCTACATAGACCTCCATCCCGGTCAGGTCCTCGTTAGCAACAGTGTATTCATCAGGGGTAGCCGTGGCAGACGTGGTATGCCTAAGGCCATACACCTCTAACGTAAGATCGAACGACAAGGCCTCCACATTGCCTACAGGCTCGTATGGAAGGGTTAGCGTGGTGTTACCTCCAGCGAACGAGATGTCTGCTGGGGTTAGTTTATACCGCCTGTCGATGTAGTACGTCAGGTCCTCAGTGTCTGTATATACGTCCTCATCGAGGAAGATACGCTCGAAGAACAGACCATCGGGCCGCTGCATGAGTAGGTACATATACGATCCAGAGAAGCCAGCCCACAGGATGCGGGTAACGGACGGGAAGGTCCACTTGCTCCAGGCGTTCTGTACCTTCTTATCTCCGGCCCAGAAGTATTTGTATACGAATAGGGAGTTCATCTCTCCCTGTGTTCCGACAATGTAGACCTGATTACGGTCAGAGCCAGCAACGAACTGAACATCATTCCTGATGTACTCAGGGATCGGGGCTGTTACGTCATCAGCATCGTCAATACTTCCGTTATCCTTCGGGTAGAACTCGTTGATCTTGACGTAATTGTAGAATGGACGATCATCCACCATGTAGAGCGAGGTGCCTAACATGGTCGGCTTGATGCGTTCAGATACGTCAAACGCAGAGGAGAACTGTACCTTGATGGTTTTAGGAGAGAGGTAGTTGTCGTAAGCGATACGGAATTGTTCTTTGGAGGACGTGACGATCAGGTCCTTGTTGAACTGAACCGCATGGCGTAGGATGTTCACCTGATTACTCAGGGCTGCTACGTCGATAGGGTCGCTGTCCACGAGCTGCGTCACAGTTGTCCGGTAGAAGTTCTCGTAGTTGTTTGCTTCCGACAGGATGATGTTCTCGTCAGACAGGAGGCCCAGACGGCCTACCCATGTGAACAAGTCGTTAATGGTCCTGCCTACAAAGGAGGGGTTCTGGGAGCTGCTGGCGTCACCAGCGGTACGTCCCTTCCAGTTATGCTCTTGGAAGGTCCATGTACCATCAGAGTTGCGGATCAGGGCATGGGGCATGGTAGCTAGTTTAAGCTCCTCGCCTGCATCGTAGCCGACACACTCCTCCCACAGACCATCCCTGAAGATAACGTAGTAGTCGTCACCAGCCTCCTCAGGGTCTCCTTGGACGTTAACGATCTTGCCCTCAGGGGCGTTGGGAGGAAGGTCGGAGAAGGAGAGGACATGCTTGTAGAATGCCTTGAGGGCCTTGTCGCCTGAACCGCCCTGTACCTGTATCTTCCCATCAGTAGGGAAGTCGGTGATCGTAAGGGTAGAGCCGTTCTGTACAACGGTCCAGCCATTGGTCGTAAGCTCTGTAGCAAGCTCTCCAGCAATCACCCCAGTGTCGGGGACGGCTGTAGCCGCATCAACGCCTACCGGGGTAAGGTAGGAAGCCTCCAGCACACCATCGATGTAGACCGAGTAGTAGTGGTTGGCCACGGACTGCTGGACGTATACGATGGCCTCGTTCTGAGGGTTACGGCGTCCAGAGAAGTTAGGAGATACTTGAGAGATGTCACGCTGCTGCCACTGATATCCAACAGCAACGGCAGCTTGAGTCTCTACCAATTCGTATTCAAAGTACTTGTAACCCCCATCGCCATCATCCTCAGCCAGGACAATAATAGCACCGACGCCAAACCAGGATGTGTTTGGAAAGGACCTGTACCATTCGTCACCTTCGTTTACCGATGTTGGACCAACCAATTGCCACTCCAACACACTATCAACCGCCGGTATCTCTACGCAGAGGTAGTAGTAGCTGGTGTCTGTCGTCTGGTAGACATCCCCGACATAGCCAACAGCGGCTGTGGGGAGGGCTGCAAAGTTAGCAACGGTGCCATCAGGGGTATACCCGGCGGACTCAGCCTTTACCACTGTGCCAATAACCTTGGTCCTATTCAGGACGAACGTGTAGTCACCAATCGTTTGGAAGCGGTAGTCATCGTTTGGGGAGGTTACATTAAGGTAGCTCTTACCATCAGGGAAAGTCACCGTCTGTTCAGCACCTGTCTCAACGTCCACAACCTTCAAGTCCCCGTTCATCGCAATGACGATGTATCGGTAGGTGTTAGACCGGTCGATGAAGTGTGCCTTAGCCTTGTTAGGTGTAGCAATGTTCACCGAAGAAACGTGTTCAGTGGGAGGACGCTTCTGTAGGCCAGACATGAGACTGGGCCAAGCGTTCTCCATCCGGCTGCACATAGAGGAGAGCCGGAGGGATGGCGGCTGCTGTGAGACGCCGCCGACTAGGTTAACAAGTGAGCCGGATATTAGCATTAGATTACTCCTCGTGAGAAGGCTCCACGCATGAGCATGGAGGACGTGCTGTAGCTGTCGTAAAGCATGTTGCGATCCGACACGTCAGACTCATCACGGAGAAGGTTTAGCCATGCCCGTTGCTCATCTTGGACGTTAAACTTGTAGAGACTGTCAGACCCAAGTAGACGCTGCTGTGAGATACGAGCTGCCGATAGGGCAATGTACTGTTTGGCAGCGAACGGGAGGTCATCGAAGGGTAGGCCAACGAATACCTCGACCGTGATCGGGTCGGTGAATGTGTAGGTGTTATCACCTCGGTTGAACAGGCGGAGTCCACGCTGGATCACGTCGATGCTAAACGAGGCGTCTACACTGTCTACACGAAGTGTGTTGTTCGGGAGCATCAGCTCGCCATTCGTATTGGGGGAGAGGGTGTACTTCTCGATGTTCCAATGCCAGCCAATGGACTGCACTGATCGTGAGGTTTCGTCGATAATGTCCGAGATAACCTGAGCGTCCGGGGCGGCGCTATCGAGAGTGGAGATTGGGGGTTCACCCATTGACGAGAGGCAGATGTTGACAGCCTGTAGCTTCGTCATGGGATTAACGTAGGTAGTCATCTATGACCTCCGGTAAATGGGTAAAGTATAAATAAAGAAAAGTGGGGAGAGCCGAAGCCCTCCCCGTGTAAGGATTACGCCTTACGCAGTTCGATGATGCATTCAGGCCTAATAACACCATGACCTACGGCCATCTTCGAAACCATCAGGGTACCCTGACGGCGGATGTCGTATGCGCTCTCGGACTTCAGGTCCAGGAGCTTTACGGTGCCCATTGCGTATGGGTGCATAACCAGAGCCGCGGTGTCGGAGGCATTGACCTGGTACTTGGTACCGAAGTCCACAGTGCCGGTGACGTGGTTCTGGGCGAGGTTGTTGGTCTTCACGACCTTCATGCCAGCGACGTTGATGACGGTGCCATCTTCGTATGCGCCGTTGCCGCCGGTGAAGTCCTTGTTCAGGATTTTGTCGTTCGTGACGAGGCCCCAGTAGGTAGCCGGAGACACGAAGACGTAGCGATCCGATGCCGGAATGTTCTTCTCGTCTAGGGCCTGCGCCGCAGCGTAGATGCCATCAACGATCTGCTGTACAGTCGGGGAAGCGCCGATGCTGGTCGAAACCGCATCACCCTGTCCAACTGCGCCTGCACCGATACCCGACGGGTCGCGAGCTGCCTTAACAGCTAGCGAGAACAGGTTACGGTCGTAGGTCTGGGCGAGTGCTTCGCCGCAGCCACGGGCGTATTCCGAGCGGACCTCGTAGTGGTTCTTAGCCTCGTCGATGTTCGCGATGAACGCCGAGCTGATGAGCATGTCGTCAATGGTGACGACCTTCTCATCGTGCTGGACAGCGTTGCCGAGGATTTCAGCACCCGGCGTGTGGTAGGCAGCCGAGTTGCCAGCAATAGCGGCGAACTGGGCAGACTTACCGTGCGACAGGTTGCGAACACGGGTCTTGTCCTTCATAACGCAGTTGTTATAGAAGACGGTCATCACTTCGCCGGACCATACCTTCAGGAAGAGGGCATCGGTTGCGCCAGCGCCAGCGATCTGACCGAGACGGGAGGGGGTTGCATTAGCCATAGTAATAATTCCTTCTGAAATGAAAAGTGGTTGTTAAAAAATTTTGGTTGAAATGTAGCACTTCTCACGATCTAGTTATCCACCTCCTCACACCCCGCAGGGTTGGGATTAGGGCCAGAAGGTTTAGTTGTTCTACTTGTGTTTGGGCTGCTTACGTCTGTTAGCAGACCGGGTTTTAATGGAGAGGTTGCTCATCCGGTTATCGGTGGGGTTAAGGTTCTTGTGATCCACCTCTTTACCCTTCAGAGCTTTCTCTCCATGTTTCTTAATCATCAAACGCCGCGCTCGTTGCCGCATAATATTGGCGCGACGGCGCTCTGGCGTCCGCGATGCTTTGTACTCTTTCTCGTAATCACGGGCCATTGATGTAGTTCCTAGAATATGTCGCTGTTGGCGAGTTTCATCTCGACTTCACGACGGAACGCCGGATCGCTGCTGTAACGTGGATCAGACATTTCAGCTCGCATCTCGGCAAGCGAACGGTAGGACTGAGGGGCAGCCTGCGCGGTAGCACCCTTGACAGACCTCCGGGGCTCGAAGCCTTCCGAAGCATCGAAACGTGCCTTCAGACCGGCCACTGCCATCTTGGCGGTGTTCAGGTCGGCACTGTTTACAGCCCGGTTGTAGGCCTCGATCTCTTCGGGTGGGAGAGTGTCAGCAGCCCACTCAATCATGGACTGGTAGTTCTCACCACCGCCGACGGTTTCAAACACCTCGTTCCGCGTACGGTCGAGGAGGGCTTCCTGCCCCTTGATGAAAGCATCGACTACATTCTTAGGGATGCCGGACTGTTCGAGCTTTGCATAAGCATCCTCGCTCAGTTCTCCTGCTTCCCAATACTCTCTACTAAGGTCATCAAAGTCCAGTCCCGCTGCTTCTGTAGCTTCGCGAGCTGCTTGCTCAGTCTCCTCTTGTGATACTTCGGTGTCTGCTTCTGCTTCTTCCGTGGTATCCTCAGTCGGAATGTCATCGGCAATCTTCTGACCTTTACTCTGTTTCTTCTCCAGCTCGGCATAGGCTTTCGCCATGTCCTCGACGGAGGCAAACTTTTCAGGTAACCATGCGGGACGATCCGGGTCTACCGGGTCCTCGAACTTAGAAGCCTCGTCCTCGAGTGAAGGGTTGTACTCTTCATCGAAGCTCTTGATTTCCACGCTTTCGGTTTCTGACATTTATTATTCCTGTGGGGGTGCGGCTCCGGCCTCATCGGCTCGGGCCTGTTGATCGGCGATACCCTTGATGACGTTAGGCGCGGCCTTTCCTGCCACGTCACCCATCATCTGCTGCATCTGCTGCATCTGGGCCATCTGCTGTGCCTGCTGCTCCTCCTGCATCATCTGGTCCTCGCTCTTAACGAGACCGGATGCGTCGATGCCGAGGGAGGTTGCTACACGGGAGATGTAGTCACCGGGGTTCATGTATTTTGCGAGTACCTCAGGGCCTAGGGGCTGGAGGGCCTTCAGGAGGGTGAGGTATTTGTTAAGATCGTGTCCACGACCGAGGGCTTCCAGACCGGTGACGATGGCAGGCTTAACGACACCCTTGGGGAGTGGCGGGAGGCGCTTGGCCTTGGTCATGCGGTCCATGATGCGAGTGACGAGTGGCATCTGGAATTCCTGGCTCAGGATCGAGTAGACACCACCGAGGGCATCTTCTAGCTCCGAGGCCATGAACCTGATCTCCTCAGCGGTCACACGCTCGGCCTGCCGCTGCACGGAGGAGTGCATGAGGAATGCGAACGAGAGGCGTTCGGTGATAGTCTTGGCAGCCTCGTATGCGATCCGCATATCAGCCTGCTTCTGGGTCTGGATCGCAGCAACGTCGTCGGCTTTACCGATAACGATGTCCCCACTCTCTGCCTTCGTGATGTCCCGCATACGGGTCACCCCGTTCGGGTTCAGCAGGAAGACGACCTTCGCAGCGACAGCAGACGCCTCGACTACAGCCTTCGAGAGGCCCTCGAGGGCAATGAGGTCACCAATGTACTCTTCTACGTAGGACCGGCCATAGTCGTTGCCGTCTACAGGGGTCCAGCGGAGGGCCATGAACGGGGGCTTCTCGATAGGCCATGAGCCTTCGGAGCCGGGTACACGCTTCTTGGCGATCTCCTGATACATTTTCCAGCGGGGTCCATCTCGGAACCAGCGGGTGAATATCTTTACATTGCGGTCACGAGACATGTCCGCATCGTCCTCCACGTCGTCAGACAGGAGGGCTCTGTCTTCCTCGGAAAGCATCTCGCGGGACACCTCGTCCTTCGCGATGACCTCCAAGACGTTGCCCATCACGTCACGCTGGACGACGTAGCTGTCCATACGGTAGACGCGAATGTCTCCATCCGGCGGGAGGTAGATCAGGACGTTGCCGCCAACGATCAGGTGCTTCAGTGCTAGGAAGATCGGGGACCGTAGCCCTGAGGCTTCGATCTCGGACTGGACAGCCCGTTCAATCTTGTTCAACCCCTCGTCTACCATGGCCCGACCACCGGGTCGTCCTGCCAGCTCATCGAGGGTGAAGTCATCAACGATAAGCCGGAAGAAGGGAGAGTTCGGGGGAAGGAGTGACAACAAGAGCTTTGAAGCTAGGTTGTTTACTCCTCGTGCGCCGATGGACTGCCACGGAGTGTAGTACTCCGTAGTGGGTCCATGTCCATCAGGAGGGATCAGCGTTGGCTGAGTAAGTTCAGAGCAACGCTGCGCCCTCGAGAGGAACGACCGGCGACCGTCTTCGAGTTGCGAGTATCTCGCTTCAAGTGTCTTATCGCCTGTATTCATTTTTTAGTCCTTATACGGGAATTGAGAGGCCGCTAGAACCACCGCTAGAACTGTCGGTTGGAATACCAAGACCGTCCGTGCGGTACTTCTTCGTGCCTGCCGCTTTGTTAGCCATCGAGTCAGCCGTCTTCGGAGCCGTGTTACCCGGAGCAGATTGCTCGAGTACCGGAGGCGGAGCCGGGGGCGGAGGCGGTGGCGGAGCGGGATCGGGGGAACTTCCGAAACACATGTCACATTTCTCCTAATGAGTTTTGGGTTAATTCGTTGAAGATCATGCGGAGGTGACGGGTTACACCGACCGCTCCACGATTCATCCAGATTTCACGCTCAGTCTGCGTCGGCTCTGGGGCCGTGTCGGGATAGAGCTTCTCGAGATACTTGATAAGCTCTGCCGATAGGTAGGGAAGTTTGTCTTCGTCCATCATATTAAATCTCGCATGTGCGTATGCCGGTGGAGGGATCGAACGTGCAGGCCTCTGCCTTAGGCTCGTTGTCTTCCTTCGGGGCATTCAGGATACCGAAACGCTTACCAGAGGCCCGGAAGGTCGTGAGCCCTTTGGCCCCGCCTTTCCAACCCTGGACGTACAGCTCTTTGAACTCGTCGAACTCCACGTCATCACCGACGTTACAGGTCTTGGAGACAGCACTGTCTACAAACTTCTGAGCGGAACAGAGGACATCAACGTGAGCCTTTGCATCCACCTTGTCAGCAGTGACGCCTTCAATGGCGAACTCCCGGTAGGCATAGTCCTCGACACGTTCTACACGGGGTCCATCAAAGGTCTGGATCGTGCGGTCATAGTGGAGGAGGTACGGGGGCTCGATGCCGGACGAGACGTTATCTGCGGTGAGCGAGATGGTGCCGGTCGGGGCAATCGAGGTGAGGTGGGAGTTACGCATACCGAACTCCGCGATGGAGTTGATAACTCTGTCTGGGAGTGTACAGACAAAGTTGCTATCGAGGTACCGATCCTTGTTGAACATGGGGAACGAACCCTTCTCATCTGCAGTCCATGCGGAGGCTAGATAGAGATTGGTGTTCAGGTCGGAGAGGATATACGATTGCTGTAGTAGGTAGTCGGGGGAGCCATAGCGGAAGCCACACGCCTCTAATGCGTTGGCTATTCCAGTGACACCGATGCCCATCCTGCGTTTGGCTTTGGCCTCACGCTCCTGCTGCTCGAGCGGATAGATGGTACGGTCGATCACATTGTCCATAGCACGATGGACAGGATAAATATCAGCGA